CAATTAAGTGGGGAGTAGTGTATAATTATATATAATATATAAAATTATAAAAGATATTATACTTTGTTTTACATTTATTTTATTTGTTTTTATTTGTTATATTTGTTTTTTGTTTATTTTCTTTATACACTTATCTTTTATTATTAGAATATATAAATAAATACAACAAAAAAACAATAAAGGATACAAAACCATAGAAACTATAGATACTATAGAGACTACATCACAATTTGAAGCTCTCTTAAACCTACAATCACTTGTTTCCCACAAAGTTCAGCAGGAATCTAAAGAAGATTTCATAACATTTGTTAGACAAATGGCTCCAATGCTTGTTTCTGATTGGAAAATGGGTAAACATATAGAGGTTTTATCAGAGAAACTGCGTCAATTAGAGTCTGGTGAGATAAAAAGACTTATGGTTTTTCTACCACCCAGGTCTTCTAAGTCTGTTATTTGTTCTAAATTGTTTCCTGCATGGTATATTGGAAGGAATCCAGAACATGAAATACTTACTGTTTCCCATAGTGACCAGTTGTCAAGCGATTTTGGTCGTTCTGTCAGAGATTTGGTTAATGCTGAAGAGTTTCAGAATGTTTTCAAAGGAGTGTCCTTACGTTCAGATGTACGAGCAGCAGGAAAATGGAAAACAAACAAAGGTGGACAATACTATGCTGCTGGAGTACGATCCCAGATTGCAGGAAGAGGTGCACACATTGCGATCCTTGATGATGTCATGTCAGAAGAGGACTCATACTCTGAAGCAGGCAGAAGATACGTTAAGGAATGGTATCCAGCAGGATTAAGAACACGTATAATGCCTAATGGTTCCATATTAATAATAAATACAAGGTATCATTATGATGATCTCTGTGGATGGTTACTAAAACAAGAAGAGAATATGGGGGATTATGATGTTATTCCTTGGGAAGTTGTACGTATTCCTGCATGGCTTGATGAAGATGCAGCAGAATTATTGAATTTACCTGTAGGAACGAGTTATTTTCCTGAATGGAAACCAGATGAAGTACTACGTGTAGATGAACATGAGATTAAAGCTTCAAATGGTAGTAGATACTGGAATGCATTATATATGCAAGATCCTACACCAGATGAAGGTGGGTTAATAAAAAAGAAATGGTTAAAATGGTGGGAATATGGTGAGCCACCACCATGTGATTTTATACTGCAAACGTATGATACAGCGTTTTCTACCAAGACTACAGCAGATTATAGTGTTATTCAAACATGGGGTATATTCTCTATGTATGATGAAACTGAAGAAGGTATAGAATCTTTTCAAGGTAATCTTATTTTATTAGGAAACATTAAAGGAAGATTTGAATATCCAGAACTCAGACGTATGTCACAACTATTATATCAAGAACATAGACCTGATGTTTGTATCCAGAGTATATGCAGCGACTCCTATGATGGAAGCAGGTAAAGTATGGTTTCCTAAAAATAAAAAGTGGTCAGAAGACTTATTAGAAGAAATGTTACGCTTTCCAAATGCTGCACATGATGACCAAGTTGACGCAATGACTATGGCTATACACTATGTAAAAGAGTCTTGGCATCTATCACATCCTGAAGATCCAGAGTGGGAAGATGAACCAAGAGAAAAAAAGGTTGCATACTGGCGAGTTTAGTGATATAATAATAGAATGTTATTCTTTTCATTAATTATTATTTATTGTTTATTATTTGAGGTTTGTTTAAATGGCAGATAAAAAAGGTTTACCTGATTTAATAACTAAAGGTATTGGTACAGATATATCTCGTAGAGAGTTTGGAAAAGGTTTAACAGGTATAGCAACAGAAATAGCTACAGGACCTTTATTAGATAGTGGTCTATCTGCTGTAGGAAATATTTCAAAAGGTAGTTCAATACTTAAAAAAATTCCTATGACAAAAGAATTAATAAAACGATATTATAAAATAGAATCTTTAAAAGAAAAGTTCTTAAATAAATTAGCTAAGGAAGAAAAATTTCAGATTGGTGGTCTTACAGAAAATACATATTATGGTACTGTTGAAGATCAGTATGAACATATAAAAAAATTAACAGAACTTAAAAATAGACTTACAGAATATTCAAAAATAACAGATTCAAATAAAATGCCTATAACTTATACACATAGAGTAGATAAACAAGGTAATGAAATAACTGATTTTCGTGTACCTGGTGGAGATTATGTTATTAAAAAAGATAAACTTAAAGAAGACTTAGATTATGTAACTAGGCGTTTAAAAAATACATTAGATATGTTAAACAATAATGAAAATAAGGTACAAAAAAAAGCTATATTAGAATTATTAAAATTAGATAATGAACAAAATGAAATAAGAACTATAGCAAGTAATAAAAAACTTCCTTTTAATTTTGCTATAGAACAAGTACAGAAAGAAGAGTATGATTTTATAGATGATGCAGCTTTTGGATCTGGACAAATATCTGACTCAGATCAGTCAGATGCTGAATTTTTAAATGAAGCAAGAGAAGAATATTTAATAGATGATGCATTTGAAAATATAAAAAAATTTGAAGATTTAGAAAATGAATATAATATTATAAATTCTATTGAAGAAAAAGAAAGAATAAAACAAGATATATTAAATGATACTTTTATTCAATCTAGGCAAAAATATAATCGTAGATCTATAGATGGTACACATGGTGCTATAACACAATCAATACGAGATCCTAATCTTTCTGCAAAAATGAAAGAAGACCTGGCAGAACTAGGAGCTGAACAATATATAACAAATGAAAAAAATAGAATTAAATCTCTTTTAGAAAGTAATACATATACAGTATATGACTCAGGATTATCTGGTACTTATGGTGATAGTTATGGTGAAAAAGAAATAGATCCTACATATAGTAAAAATATTTTAAATACTGTTAAAGAAGAAATATTAAGTGCAGGAAAAGATATTGCTAAAGATTATGTAAAAGATAAATTTATTACTAGAGAAGGAAAACCTGGTAATTTTACAAAAAAAATAGCAGATATTTTAAAACAATTTAAAACTGTTAAATCTTCTAGTACTTCAATAGAATCAGATAAAGTAAGAGCTGAAAAAGCTAAAGAAGTTAAAGAAGTAAAACAACAACCTAAACAAGATATAAAACAACAACCTAAAGCTAAAGAAAAACCTATAAGAAATTTAGGACAAGATTTACTAGGAATAGGAAAAAGATTAAAGTATAGTCCTTTAGGTGCAGCATTCTATACAAAAGAAGTTGGAGATGCAGAACTACCTTTAGAAACTTCTCCAAGAGGATATGGTATGCGTAGAGAAAATAAAGGAAGATCTTCAAGAGATTATTATAAAAGTTATAATACACAAAGATTAATATAACTTGCATTTAATATAACTTAATGGTATAATAATAGATATGAAAAAAGAGTGTGATATTAACAAAAAAAATCACACCATAACTATCACTAATAAATACGATCCTAACGTAGATTATTATAGAGAGAGAGAAACTAGATGGCAACAGAAAAAAATCCATTTGAAAAAATTAGAGAAGAAGTTACAAACGTAGTTCAAATGCCTACACCTGAAGAGATGATAGAAGGTGCACCAACATTTGAGATGGAAGATGATGGTGGTGTTACTGTAGACTTTACAGGTGTTGTAGAAATGGAAGCTGAAGAATCTATACAAGAATGGTATGGAGATCTTACAGATACAGTAGAAGATGAAGATCAAGAAACTATTGCAGCAGATGTTATAGATAATTATACTGCAGACAAAGAGTCTCGTTCTGAATGGGAAGCAATGTTTGAAAAAGGTTTTGATCTTCTAGGTTTAAAGATAGAAGAAACTGCA